TGTTGTATTTAAATTTGTGCTATTACCAGATGATGTACCTACTTGTATTTTTAAAGTTGAACCAGATGAATTTGGGTCCTTTAATCTTACTTGAATCTTGTATGTTCTATTTTTAACTGTAGATATTGCTTGATATATTGCAGAGTTATTTAATCTACATCTACCATTTTCTGTACTTACATATGTTGGTGAACCAGATAATGTTGTCCAGTTACTTAAATCAGATGTAAAATCTGAATTGCTTACAAGTTCTCCTGGTTTTAAAAAAAAAGAATCCCAGTCAACTTTTCTCATGTCATTTGGTAATGCATACTCTTGAACACCAACACTTGTTGATTGATTTTTTTGAGCAAACAATATTGGCAACTCACCTGCCCCATTATAAATATCATGAATAGCTTTATTAATAAAATCTTTCATGGCAGTTTGAATACCTCTGCTACTATTAAAGTTAGCAGAAGTTAATTCAATCTCATTAAGCTCTCTTAAAGCTCTATTTGTTAAGGTCAAGTAAGTTGTTGACATGTATTAGTTACTGGGATTCTAAAGTTAATTATAATATATTAAACTTTTTTTCTTTTTTATCTTCTGGTAATTTTTGTTCCAGTTCGATATCTAAAAGACCATCATTCATTTCAGCTTTAATTACATTTGTATAATCAGCTAATTTAAATGATTGATTAAATGCTCTTTCAGCAATACCTTTATATAAGTAATCAGCTTCTTTTGGAAATTGAACTTTGCCTGATACTTTTAAAGTATTATCTTTGCAAGATACTTCTATATCTTTTTTAGTAAATCCTGCAACTGCGAAAGTAATTTTATATTTACCATCTTCTAGCTTTTCTATATTATATGGTGGAAAAGTTGAAGTTGGAATTTTTGATAATTCATCAAACATAGAATCAAATCCTACTGTAAGTGAATTAAATAACGGTGACAAATTAAATGTCATTGTTTTCTCCTTTGTTAAGCGAGGTTGAGTGATCTCTTATGAGCATCACTATTATTATTAGGAATCAGTCCTAATGAATAATCTTTAAGAATTCTATTTTAATCCAGGGGGATTTTACTCCCCCTAGAAATTACTTAGTATTAAGCAAATGTTACAGATTGAGATTCTGTATCTTTTTCTGTTCCACCTTTATCAAGTGAAATCATAATTGCCCATACTCTAACTTTAGCATTAATTGCACCAGTACCAACTGTTAATCTGATATCATTAGCAGATGCATACGCTTTTCCAGTTGTATTAGCTGGAGTTAACTGAGTTGCACTTGTAGGTGCTACTGCAGAAACGTAAGCAGTACTAGAAGCACTATCGCCTACTGCGATTGTTCCAGTATTACCAGCAGTATCTGCTGTTAAAACGTCACAACCAGCAGCAACAACGTAAGTGTTTGCTGGGATACCAATAACATCAAAATTGTCAGAAGCAGCATTAGTTGTAGATGAAAAATCAACTACTTCAGATGCTATTCTAAACTTATCACTTGATGCTGATATTAATGTAGAAGAATTTGAACTATTGTACGAAGCCATTTTATTCTCCTATTATAGTGTTACAACGCCAGAGTATACAGCGTCAGTTCTTAGAACTTTTCTTCCATAAACGTGTAATCCTCTTACGATGTCAGCGAATGAATCAGGGTCTCTGATTAATTCAGTTTTTGCAATATGGTTAGCAGTTGCTACAGCTGACATATGTCCGTATAAGAAAATATGCTCAGTTGAACCAGATGAAGTACCAAATGTTTGGTTTGATGCAGAACCAGTTCCACCAGCAACGATAGAATTAGTTACATACATATTAAAACCAAATACTGGTCTATCTGTTACCATACCATTTCTTAAGCCAGAAGATCCGCCTTCTCCCATAACTGATTGATCCATTAATTTAGAATCAGCTTTTCTCAGTTGTTGGAAAAATTTTGGAGGTGCAACTAGCCATCTGTTTTCTTCTGGTACATCATTTAAATCAAGAACTGTTTTAGCAGCTGATATAATGTTTACTAATGTATTAGAATCAGTTGTACCAGTTAATGGTGAAGCATCTGTTCCTGTATTAGTTGCACTTGTAGAAGCGTTATCATAAATGTATTTTAATACATTGTAGTCATAACTCTTTTTCAATGCGTATGCACCTGAAGAGGTTGCAAGTGCTTCAAAATTTACATGAGATTGTCTTTCTTCAATATCATCAATTTTAAAAGCAAAGTATGAACCTTGGTCAACAACCAATGTTAATTGGTCATCAGCAAGATCTTGTGTAGAAACCGCTGTTCCTCTAGCATAATCTGCTACAGTAATAATCGGCTCTTTAATTATTTTTACAGTATCGCCAAAATTCTCAATTTCTCCAGCGTAATCAGTGTTAGTAATATCCTCAACTACTGATGCTCTTCTGAAGAACTTTTGAACCTTTTGACTAAATATCTGTGGGGTAAAATTACCAGAAGGTAAATTACCATAACCTGCACTTTTAGTAAAAGCCATGTTATATTCTCCTTGTTTAGTTTATTTTAGGTTTATCTTTGTTGTATTCTACCTTCTAAACGTGCTAAATCAAGTTCTTTTTCGTACTTATCATATTCATGAGGTTTAAGTTTAGAAATTTCAGACAATGTCCAAATTCTCTTAGGCTTAACATCAGTATCTTCGCTTTTTTTAGTTTTGGTTATAGCTTTAGCTGCTTCTTTTTTTACATCAGCTTCCTGTTTTTTATTTAGTTTGCTAATTCCTTTATCCATTTTAAATAGATCTAAGGCTCTAGCTGCTAATTGTGCATTAGATGTATTTTCATACAACCAACTTTGTATAACAGGATCCTGTCTACCAGCCCATTCATGAAATTCTTCTTGTTTTCTAATCTCATTGAAATCTGGATGTAATTTTAAAAGCTCAACTTCAGCTTTTTCCTTACTAATTTGCTCTTGTTGCTTTTGGATAAATTGATATTTTTCTTCAAGCTCTTTTGCACGAGATTCTGCTTTTGTCATTGCAATGGTTTCTACCATTTCATAAACATCAGGGTACTCTCGTCTCCATTTTTCTAATTCTTCTTTAGATTTTGGAGGAACAAATTGTTTTGTCGAAGATTCTAATTGTGTACGTAAAGATCTTAACTCATCTTTATGTTTTTGAATTGTAGAATCATAGTGTCTTTTAAGATCGTCGTAACGTTTCTTAAAAATTTTATCTTCAGCTTCTACAGGGCGTTCAGTAAGAGGAGTAACTTTTGCTTCTGATTTTTCTGCAGTCTCTTCAGTTGCATTAGGGTCCTTCTGCTCGGTTGCTGTTGCTGCCTTTTCTTTTTGTTCACGATTAAAATTAGATAACTTGCCTTTTAAAAATGCTTTTTCTTCATCATCAAGGGGTTTATTCTTGTTGTATGGATTAGCATCTTTTAAAACAACTTTTTCTTCTTTTACTTCGTTAACAACTTCTTGTTGTTCTGTTTCCAGAACTTCGTTTTCTCGTTCCATTATTTTTACCTTTATGGGTTGAGTGCCTTATGGATAAGGGTTGCTCTATACTTGTTCCATAGTTTGTGGGCTAGCCATTAAACCTTGTGGTTCAGGACTAGGTGGCACATTTGTTGTTTGTTCCATCGGTTGTTGTACTTCAGATACTGCTAACAAATCTGTTGTAAAGGTTTGTATAGCTTCATCTATAGTATTTCCACCATATTTCATCATTGCATATTTAGATGCAACTGATAATGGTATAACTACATTAGGTTCATTTGTACCAAACTGATCAAACAAAGGTTTTAAATCAGGGGCAATTTTACCTATTGCAGTTTTAACAGATGGAGATAACACAGAATCTAATGTTGCATTATCTTCAGCCGTTAAATCTTTTAATCCAGGATATTTTTTTAATAATTCTTGCACTGGATCTTTTGCTTGTGGCTCTTGTGTAGGAGTAATTGCAGGTTTTTTTGCTTTTGTAGCCTGTTGAGTAACCTTACCTAAACTACTTAAATTAGGTGCTTGTGGAACTGTTGGTCTTTGATCCATAATTCCAGTTGTAGTAACTTTTTCTCCTGCTCCTATAGCCATTAATTATATAACTCCCTATTATAATCTGTTGTTTTATTTACAATTAATCCTGATATATAACAGAATGGTTCAAATATTGAACTGTAAATTCTTCCAAGTAAATTAAATTTACCTTTACCTAATCTCCATTTAATATCTTTAATTCTATTACTTGCTATGTGATGCCAAAATTTAGTATGTAATTTACTTTGTCTCATTTTTTTAACTGCAGGTACAGCAAAATGCCAATAGCCTTTAACATGAATATTTGTTAAATGTAATTTTGTAAATTCTAAATCTAATAAATAATCTTCTTTGTTTAATAATTTTTGTCTATATAATTCTGAACATATAACTCTACCACCAACAGCCCCACCAATTGTTCCACCAATAGCACCACCGATAGGACCACCTATTGCAGTTCCAATAGTTTGACCAACATATGCTCCAGTACCTGCACCAACAGCTTTACCAACATCTCCTGTTTGTAAAAGTGTTCCTGCAGCAGCTAAACCAGCACCAGCAAATCCGCCTCCAGCTCCTCCTGTAGCAAATTCTCCGCCAGCACCAAACCCTTCGTATCCAACTGGTACATATCCACCACCAGCACCATAACTACCACCCATTAATTGAGTCATAGGTCCAGTGTAACCACCAGTTTGAAAACCACCCATACTTTGTTTTAGATAATTAACTCCAATATCTAAACCACCTTTTACAAGTGTATTAACTAATTGTGCTTTTTGAGCAGATTTTTGAATTGCTTCAATTTGTTTTAAATAATCTGACCCACTTATTCCACCAGTTTGTGCAGGAGTTGCTGCTAATATTTTTTGAACTTTATCTAAAGAAGTTTCTTTAGGACCAGTCCCTGTTGTTGGTGTAGGTAAAGTTGAAATTGTATCTTTAATTTCAGTTATTGCTTGACCTTTAGAAATTGTTTTAGTTTCTCCTGTAACTGGATCAGTAACTGTTTGATATTGTCCAGGAGTTTCTCGCATAACTTTTTCTGTTTGTTGTGCAAGAGTTGTTTGTCCAGCAAGTCCTTGACTAGTTGGAGTTGTAGTAGTTTTTTGTCCAGTATACGCCTCAAATTCTGCAGTACCAATTCTAGGAGCATATGTAGTCGCAAATAAATCTTGCGTATCTAATATATACTGCCCATTAGGTCCTAATTTGAGTGTGTATGCCATTATTTATATTCCTTATTTTTTTTATTCGCCTCTTGTAGGTTGAGTAGCTGACGCACTAAAGCCAGTTTCCCCTGGCATCGGTACATTACCTGTTCCGATGTTGCCACCTCCAGCTCCTGTTGAATCTGTTGGCGAAGCTCCTGCAGGTACTGACATAGGCGATCCCATTTGGTCTTGTCCTCCAGTAGCGGTTCTATTAACTTGATTTCCATTTGCTAACCCCATTATATGTGCATAGATTTGTGCATTCTCTGGATCATTGATTAATTGTTCTGGATCAATATCTAAAGATTTTGCGATTTCACGTAAGCATGTGTGCCATCTAACGAAAGGTGCTAAAGCAGGATTTGAAGCTGTTTGCATAAAAGTAATTAATCTTTGTGATCTTACTTCTTTTTGCATTAACGAATTTGTTCCTTCTGCTTTAACTTCTAGGTCTCCTTTAATTTCTGGAGTATCATCATTAAATTGCATATTCCAATGATACAATGCTTCTCCAAGAGGTTTTAAAAGATAATCGTCAATATTTTTAATAACTGTTTTAATACTTAATGCAGCAGCACCCATTAGCATTGACATACCAGAAGCTGTTCTAGTTGTTGACATTACTCCAGTTGTTCCATGTGAATATGATGGAATACCAGTAGCTTCATCTGCTAACTGTCTAAACTTATCAAACATCATTAAATTTTCCTGTGCTGTATTTGGAAATTTTAATCCATGAATTGCTTGACCTGTTTGACCACTTTGTCTTCTAAATATTTTTCCAGGATAAACTTTCATATCCTGACCTGGCACTAGCATTGTTTCATCAAC